ATTTATCTCTGAGATACTTAACATCCTCAACAGCAGTTGTATTCTGACCACCAGCTAAGTTTGTAACATCGGTTACGGAACCGGGGCGAACTGGAATAAAGTAATCTTCTTCAATACTCATTGGATTATAGCGCAAATCAACTCGACCAGTTTGTTGATCAATCACGGTATGTCTTTTTAATTGTGTAACAATCTTTTCCATGTATTGTTCAATATCATTTGGCGGAATGCCACCAACGTCAATCTTAAATAATCTTCTCTCAGATGAACGAATAACTCGATAAGCCATCATGGCATCTTCAACAAGCGTAAGCTGTCTAAAAATACGACGTGCAGGATCTAAAACAGATGTACCGTATGGGGCATGTTTATCATTACCAAGAACTCTAAAATGTGCAATCTGCCAGTTTTCAAATGTCATACCGGCTGAGTTCCATTGGTATTGTATATAATTTGGATTTGTAGAATCTTGCCCCTCAAGTCTTTCGACTTCTCCAATGGGAATAGAAATAACAGATTGAATACCGAAGTTATCGTCAATATCTAAGTACAAAAAGAAATCTCCATACTTGCACATTGTTCGTGCCCAAGAAAAAAGGTTGTGCTCCAAGTTAAGAACTTTAGAATAAAGATTTTGCAATACAGCTTTGATTTCCTCATTTGAACATTTAACATTAAGCATGGGTCTTAATTCAGAGTATGTTGTCATTTCATCAGCATATATATCAAGCGCCGACGCAATTTCTGGCATATACTCCATCTGATCAAAGTCCACGTATCGCTCAACACGGCGCTGACTTTGCATAGCGTTATACGCAATATTATCGAGTGGCGATGACAGTGCTTTTTTGAACTGTTGACCAGAGGCGGTACGAAAGCGTGAAGAATACTTATCTAAATGTTGTCTTCTAATTTTTGTACCAGACTGCGATCTATAGTTTACTATTGGACCAGAGAACAATCTCGTAAGCGCTTTAAACAATTCAGATTGTTGATTTGCGGGGTTTCTACCTTTTTTCTTTTTGTCTGCCATTTATATTCTCACTTTATAATCCATTTGTATTGTTCATACAAGCTTTTTGCTTCACTAATTTTATCAAATATTTCTTTTTCTTTGTAGCCATGCTGACCTTTAATTTGTGTATTCATAATAGTTTTTGTGGTATAAACTGCTTTTGCAAAAGCCTCTTTATAATTTAAATCTCTTGCGCTAGCTTGAAGTGCTGTATCTCTAACCCAGCATGCAATTGCCAATGCCATGATTAAATCATCATGATATCCTTTCATTGCTTGGGGTTTACCATTCCTCCAAATAAAAGTTTTCATTTCGTTAATAGTACGAGACGAATATACCGTAATTAGTTTATTTCTAATAAACTCTTCTAATTTCGCTATGATAAGGGGTCTAGTTTTCATAGAGGTTGTAAAACCCGGCACTGCTGAATTCATACTTTCAGCCATATACTGATCAACATATTCGTGAGTTGACTTAATAGAGTGATATAAGTTAGGATATTCCATATCAAGTAACTTGTCCAATACTGTGTAACCGACATTGTTGTTTTCAACTACTAGTAATGCATCACCAAATTCTCTACCAACCTGATTTAATATATTGGCATACATATCTAAAGTTGGTTTTCCTTGATACTCTGCAATCAATTCTAAAGTTTCTAATTTAACAATATGAAATGTAGAATAATCAGCGCCGTCGCCGCGAGCAACATCAGCAACCATAAGATAATTGCATGAGGGATCGTATTCTTCCCACATCCAAATATTTCTATCAAACCCTGTTCTATATTTTGGCTCTTTTACATTTGTTAATAACCATTCCATGCAATCAGGATCGAATACTGTTTCACCAGAGGTATTGAAATTACATTCTAATTCCTGTGCGATTTGACGCTTGGACATGTTTCTTGTTTCTTTTTTATACCATTCGGCGTCTCTATCCGGGTGTACGTCCCACTGTAAAGTTGTAAGATTAAAATTGTTAGCCCCTGATTCTGCGTCAGCACAGGTTTTATGAAACCAGTTACCAACACCGTTTGGTGTAGAAAGCGCGATGCAGCGACCACCGGTTGACAGTGTGGGATACAAACCGGTCCACAGTTCTTCAAGTCCCTCAATGTGCGCTGCCTCGTCAAGAACTAAAAGTGACAGAGCCTCTGAACGACCAGCGTCACCGGAAGTGGAAGCAGCCTTAATTGTTGATCCATTTGATAACTCAAAAGATGTTCGGTTATCCACTGAGATGGTTGCAATACGGATCCACTCTGGTAAGTTTTTCATAATGCTCTTGACTTTCTTTACCAAGTTACCTGCTGTCGCGAACTTGGTTGCCATGACAAGAATCGACTTATCTTTGTGAAATAGCATCAGCCAAGAAATATATCCGGCTGTGATTGTTGAGATACCCAACTGTCTTGCTTTTAAAATAACGTTAAATCTATGATCGTTAAAATCATTGAGCAGCACGTCTTGAAAGTCATATGTGTTAAACAAAATAAGCCCGTGCATCGGGTGTGATATACGGGCGTAGTTTCTCAAAAAGTAAGCGGGGTCTTTACCGCACTTTAAGATTTCTTGAAATTTTTGTTTTTTGGTAAGTTCAAAGCTCATACACTCTCAGCTAAAACTTTTTTAATTAGTGTCTTGAGTTCTTCGAGCTTGAACCCAACTTGTCTGCCCTGTTGTTGTCTTGTGTCCATTTCTTTGCCACCGTATAACGAAGTCATAATTTCTTCGGCCGCTTCGGGCTCAAAACGCGAGAATACAGCATTAAAAATTTCGGCTACTTCTCCAGCATCTGCACCTTTGACCATATCATAAATTGCATCTTCAATATTGCCAGACATAACGACATCATCATCGGAATCAGAATGTGGCTTTTCCATTGGTGCAGTGTCAGAAGGCTTAGAGGTTTTTGGATTTTCTAAAGCTCTTCGACGCGCGTACTCTTTGTCGCCAACCATTTTCTTAATGAGCTTTTCAGCTTCCTCGCTATACTCATCCAAATTTTCTTCTTTAATGTATTCTTCAACTATAATGCGTCTTAATTGGTCTTCGGTGATTTTCATTTTACGATTCCTTTTTTCTGGTATCGTTTTGTGGGCGCTTTCCGCCATCGCCAGTCCAGCCACCTTGATCAATAAACTTTCTAAAGCTATCTTCAGGTTTAGTGTCGGCTTCAGCAGCTACTGCCATATCTTCATTAAGACCACCGACTCTGTAATTACAAACGGCTGTCACCCATGAGCGCACTCTAGTGGAGTTTTCGACGCGCACATCCAACTCGCCTTCTTTAGTAAGCGCAACGGATTCACCACGAATCTTGCGATATTCTTTTTTAAGGAAAGCAGCTATTTCCGCAATCTGTTCTTCAACTCTTGTTTCAAAACCGCTAGCATAAACTTCCTTTAATTGCACTTCTGACATGTAGGAAAGAGTCATCATGTTTCCACTAAAGCGGACATTAAATCCATCCATAACTCTTTTGTCTAAAATAGGATCTCCCTCCTCTCTTTGCAATCCAACCAAGAGCGGTTCTCCATTTTCATCAAGGGCACCATCATAAGCATTAGCTGCTGCTTGTGACAAGCCCTGAACGATTTCGTAAACTGTAGCCATTATAATTATCCTTTTTTAATTTGTGGTCGCCATCCTTGCTCCCATCTTTCTTCTCTTCCGTCAACGTATTGAATATAACATTTGTGACAACATTTAAATTTTGTTATACAAACATCATCTTTAACACCACTTGGGAATGAAGAACAAACCGGGCAAGAACGTAAATGTTCTCTATTAAGTAGTTTTTTTGAAACCTTTATACCATTTATATCAATTTTCTCAACGTACTCTTCATTTCTTTTAATCTTATCGTACATTTCTTTCATCTGGTTGAGATATAATTTTTCTTTTTCTTCATCCCAGCCAGCATGTGGATTGGCAATTGCTTCTTCTCCATACTTTTCTTTAATCGCTTTTTCAATAGAAGCAATTTTGTCAAAATCTTTTTCGCTCATACACCCCACCAAACGTCTTCACCACGTCGGTAATTTTTAGTTTCTTTAAATTTATCTTTATTGACAAGATGATCATCTCTGAATCTGCAATAATTGTTTGGCTGCAGCGCGAACTGTCCATCATCAAGCGATACAAGGTTCAAAGGTTTGTGCTCTTGTGGATAGCGGTCAAAGCCATTTGTCCAATCAATCATGATACCTGTGTGTCTGCCTTTCCAGCCAAATCTAAATAATTCAACTTCAAGTCCTTCAAGATACTTTGCGCCATAAGCTTCGATATCTGGACCCATAGCAGCCCAAGGACACAAATCTAAATATGGCTTTTCTTCCCAAGATTCAGGTCCATGAAAGTCTGACATCGCGTGCAATGGTAAGCCTGACCAGTGGGCGCCTGACTCTAATAAGACATGTGCCATTGGTATTTGACCTTCTCTAGAGTGTATGCCATGCCATAAAGCGTAGGTATAGCCTTCAGGCATGTTTGGTCCCAAGTAAGAATTGTTGACCCATACATAAAAGTGATGTGGTAAGTTAGCGTGTTTCATTTTGATAGTTCCTTGTCGATTGCATAATAACTAGCACCACCAAGCGCAACGCCACCAATAAACCACAACCATTTATATTGTGGAGAAGTTTTTTTCAAAGAGTTGGACAAGGCTTGTATTTCTTTGTCTTTTTGCAATATAAACAAATCGTATTCTCTGGTCAAGGAATCGTGTTCAATTTTAATATTTTCTAATTTGTATTCATACTCTTCTCGGAGTATTTTAAGTTGATAATCAGTTCTTATTTCACATGCGTATAAAGCAATGTCATACTCTGATAAGATTTTTGACATTGCGTTCTCGTCAAACAAAACACCCTCGAAGGGTGCTGGTGCCTTGTATTCAAGTATTGTAAACTTTGGCGGCTCAGTTGCATAAACAGTTGATGTTAACATTAACAATAAACTAAGGAACATATTCGACTCCGAATTTGTTTTCTATATCCTCAATAAGCTGTTGCTTATCATCTCTATATTTTCTAGTATACTCTTTTGTTTTACTTAATTTAAGGTCTTCTAATTCTTTGCGCGCATCTTCATACTCTTGTTCGATGGCAGCGATTGATTCTAAATGACTTTCCATAAGTAATTGCTTCTTTTGTATTTCTTGTTTGTGAATTTCTTTTAAGCCCTCAATCTGAGCTTGAACTGAATCAGACTGAATTTGATATGCCTTTTGCATAAGGTGATAATCATATCGACTTTTCAAAGCCAAAGCAAGACACAAAAACACTATGGTTATTGTCTTCCAGTTTTTTAAAGCAAATTCAAGTATAAACTTTTTAGTCATTAAAACCTCGCAATCTAGCGATGCCATCAATAACTGTCTGACCTCCGATATAGATTGCTGAAATAATTACCCAGTCTTCGCTTGTAAGGTGACCAGCAAGCGTAAGACCGGTCGCTGTTAACCACACCATTAGTTTTCGAGATGTGAGCTTGGCCAGCCATGTGTCCATAAATGCTTGTGCTTTTGCCACCATCAGTCCCTCACTTTTTTTCCTTAGCTATCTTTGTGGCGGTTGCGTACATCACCGATTCTGCATCATCGCCATACCTTTGCTTAAAGCCTTTCTTATCTTTCTTCATGCCTTTGACAACTTTTTCTTTTTCTTTCTTTTCTGGTTTAGTCAAAGATCTTTCAGCGACTTGATCTAATTCTTCTTCACCAGATAAGTCTTGCGCTATCTTCTGTCTATTTTGACGCGCTATTGTTTTGCCTTGAGCTTGCTGTGCCAGCGCAACATACTTATTCTTACTGACTGTCTGAGTCGGTGCTACACCAACTGCCTTCTGGACTTGGGGCAAAATTTTATCTGCTACTCCAGTACCAACATCGTCAACATATTTTGTAACAGCTTTAGCCATGTCGTCAACATATTGACCAATCAGTTTATTTGATTTAAGTGCGTTAAGAGTTTTAGTAATTTTTGGCATCTGCTTAGAGAGTAGCTTGCCCAAATAGGTGCCGGCTCTTGTTCCACCCTTAGCCCCAAACTTACTAAGATAAACTCCTATCTTGCCGCCTTTACCAATAGCATCTCCAACTGCAGGAATCATTGATATAACTGACAACGCAGCCATTAAATGTTCTCCTTTTTTGGCATACAATGCTGCATTTGTTAAATCTGCTGCTTCACCGATGCCGGGAATAAGACCAAGAACATCAAGACCTATGTGCGGTAATTCTTTTTTCCAATCTTCAGATAACACTTCTTGTCGCATTTGATTATGCAGTAAATCAATTCGCCTCTGCTCTTGCAACATTATTTGCTCATGCTGAAATAATTCAATTTCTTCATTGATTATTTCTCTAAGAACAGAACTGTTGATTCTCATCCAAAAAACCTTTGAAACTTAGCGTTGACTATATTATTTTGCGCCATAAATTCAGGCATACATGCGAGTATAGCATCGTGAGTAGGCTCACCATCATACCATTCGAGAAATAATTCTACTGCATTTGATTCTCTTAGAGGTCTATCGCCCATACCTTTGCTTACGCAAACTTGCACAAACAAGGCACGCAGATCGATTTCTTCTGTTGTATCTTCTACAAGCACTGGTATTACTTCAATAGTTTGTGATGTTTTTGATACTAGAAAATTCCAAAGTCGTTTTAATAAATTCATTTCATTTCCTGCCTTTATCTAAATCTTTTTTAGCGTTATCCATCTCGTCCTTGTGACGCTCAAGCCAGCGCTCAGCTTCTTCATCAGAAAGGTCAGTAGTTAAACTCTTTAGTGTTTCCTTGGCGCTTTTTCCTGTTTTCATCATCTTTTTAACGACGTGATGGGCTGAATGTGGTACGGCCTCTTCTTTTAAATGCTTTCGCCAATTTTCAAATAGTTTTTTCATGTTGCCAATCCATTCATACTTAGTATCGCAATCAAACCGGGCACATTCTTTCTGACATAAACGCCAGAGAAAAGTGTCTCGCATCGACCGCCGACATAAGCGATTGCCGACTCAATATTCTTGCTGACTTTAGGGTCGGCCACCATCTCTTCCGACACAACCAGCACTAATGAACCTGCAGCAGCCTTACCCTTGGGTGGCGGACATGCAGAACGATTCATGCAGTTATGAAGAATCACCGATCCAAGCTTTCCTGTATTTGGATCTTTAATCATGGTAGAGCCAACAAAAGCTCGACCGGATTGATCTAAACAGGTTTCTAAGTCTTTACTATCAAAAGATTGGATCGGTGAATCTTCACTGGAGAGCTTCAGTATTTGCGCGAAAGACTTAGCAAATTGTGTGTTTGCGACAGGGTACATGCCAAGCATACCAATCCGGCCGCGAAGTAATCGTGTAGAACGCTCGTTATCAAGAATAATGTGCGGGTGTCTTGACACATCGTTAGCGAGTGCCAACGCATTACGAGCGATAGTGGGGTTCAGGTTCTCTTGTGCGGTTGGCCATGAAGTAATGTATACTACTTGTCCAGCAGCTTGAACAGAGCGAAGGTAGCGCTCAAAAACAGGATGAAGAGCAGTGACGCTACTACCGGTCCCGCCACCGCCACCAGCAAGGACGAATAACCAATCAACTTTCCCAAACTTGATGCGGAGAGCATCTTCGACAATCGCTCCATTTTGTGCTAAAACCTCTTTTCCATATTCTACGTTTTTACCGATTCCATCAGAATCGGGGATAAGGACAACGTGATCCTCTTCGACATTTTTTGGAATGTCCTTGCCTGTTGTATTAACAAGCAGTGTTTTATTAAAACCTAATTCAAGAAATGCGTTAGCCATCTTGTTGCCGCCGCCGCCAACACCGACGAAGCCAACGTTTATTGAAGAAGGAGCAGTGTTCTCTGGGAGTAGATCTTCATCAGAGTATTCCATCTGTAATCCAAAATCCTCGACCATTCCGAAATCCTCTGCATCAACTTCTTCGTGATAGTGGTCTTTCTCCTGATTGAAGGAGGGAGGTGGTTCTGCGGGAGGCAGAAAATCAAATTCATTATCGTTATCGTTCATTGGTTATTCCTTGTTATTTGACAGATTGCCTATAAAGTTCCAAAGTTTTATCATCGAATACTTGCCTATAATCAGCCTTACCGCTCATATCTGCTTTCATAGCGAGATCATGAATTTGCTCTTCTACTTCTTTGTTCTCAGGTTTCGCCAACCAAGCTGCGGCTAGTTGCCTTTCTGTCTTTGGCTCTTTGGCGCGCATAGCGCGGACCTTTGCTTGATGTGCTTTTTCTTGTTCAGGCGTTCTGTTTCTTGAATCGCCGGCAAATCCAGAACCGCCTGAGCCATCACGGTCTCTGACGCGCTCATCTAAGGCAGCCTCTTCGTTAAATTGATAGCCTTGGTTGCGCTGTCGCTGTGGCAGTTTAGCGCGATCTTCGGCATCCATATTATCCAATGCTTGCTTATCTGCCTGTTGCTCAGCTTTTGCTCTGACATCAGCACGGATTGTGTCAGCCAAAGATTCCGCTGAAATGTTATCGAACCCGCCGGGCTGGTTAGAGTCACTGACCATAAAATTGCTGTATAATTTTTTTATCTGATTTAAAGTTCTTCTTCGCTCGCGGAATTCGTATTCGCTATCTCCATCACCATATAATTCAACTCCGACAAAAATTGATTTTTCACTACCCGTAGATCCACCACGAGGCGGAACCAATGCAACATAAGCTTCGGCTCTAATGGGCTCAGTCGGATTTTTACTGAAATTATGAGCGCTAAAATCGATTTCCTGAATAGATTGTTCTGGGATATAAAGTAATGTGCTTTTCTTGCCGCGGCCCATCATTCTATCAAGGAAGCCCTCGTCTATTGTGGCTTCGAGTTCTTCTTTAATAATTTGCTTAAGTTCTGATTTTTTGATTTTCACTTTATTTACCGCCACCAGTAAGGGCACCCAATATAGCTTGTAACACAGCAGGGTTTGCGAGAGCTTTGGTAATTATTGGCATTAAAGCTGGTAAAACCTCATTTAATTGTTCTTCATCCAAAGACAAAACCATATCAGTGGTTGACTCTAAAGAATGGAGAGTTTCGGAAACTATAGAATTTTCAGTTATTTCCGTTTTATTATCAATTTCTTCCATGATAATTTGTTTAAGTTGTTGTTTGGTAATTCTCATTATTGGTTGACCTTTGCATATCCTGCTTTTTTATCAATCACGATTTGCATATCAACACAATCTTTGAGCGAATCAAGGTGCGAGATTAACAAAACATTCTTGAAATACACTTTAATTAGTTCCAAAATCTGAATAAAACCCGACATATTATCTTCATCTAAAGCAGTACCGGGCTCATCAAGAATAAACAAGTCTGACTTTGGTAGCGACGAAACACCTAATAATGCTAGACGAATAGCCATGGCAGACAATGATTTCTCTGCACCTGATGCCATCTCTATTGGTCGCTCTTCATACTTTGGATGCTTGATATTAATATCAAACTTGTTACCAGCAGCCTCAAAGAATACTTCAAAGTCAACAATATTAGCGAGCACCTTCGCAATCTCTTCGTTGCT